GAATGTATAGGTAGTTGCGGTATCTGTTGCGTTGTCGTATTTTACCCAACGAACAAATTCAGCAGTGCGAATGTTTTGATCTCCGCCGCTGACTTCAGGTATTAGTGTGCTCATTTATTATTCCAGTAATTTGTTAATAACTTGTATCTGTGTATTCTACAAGTTTGAAAGAGTCAGTAAACTCTATAATACCATTATTTATTAACGTACCATTTTGATAGGTTGTAGCGCCAGGAATTACTTTGTATGCTGGCATATTGGTACACAACACCATCCATCGGCAGTTAGCACCAATATTTACTGTGCTGTTATCTGCACCTACTAGGAAGTTAGGACGGTGTGTAGTAAGTGTGACGGTGCTTGAACTACCACGAAGCACGTCTGCTGTAACAGAGAATGGTGAGTAGAAACTACCGATTTGAATGATATCGCCTTTACCAAACAACAAACTGCTATCTGTAATTGTAATGCCATCAACTGTGGGTAAATTAGTTAGCACTAGTTGATTGCCTGTAAATGATTGAACGATAATAGCATTTTGCTGGTCTGTGGTCATTACACCCTGATAGCGGAACATCCAACTTAACTTACTATTGTTAGAGAAGGTAATAATCTCTGGTGTTCTACGATCAATGTAATCAAGTTGCTCAATGATTGCTCTGCCCTTGTAATAAGGTAATCCACCACCATGATGAACAGTAAACTTCCACGGGTTGCGCGTTGGTGTTTCTGCTGTTTTGTAAATCTCAGCGCGGGTTGCTTGAACGCCGATAATTCTACGGCGATCAATCTCAATACTATCACTGGAATCAATTATTGCTTGTAAACTCATTTGTTAGCCTCTCATTGGCACTTCACGACGTGCCGATTCTACAACACCAAATAGTGTTTTCTTATTCTCAGAGAATAATTGTGCGACTGACTTGGCATCTAACGCACTTACTGTATTATTAACATTAGTAGTATAATAGTTGTTGACTGTTTGTCCACCACCACCTAATTGATTGTTAGGAATAACAGTGCCAGCCGAACGAGGCACAAACAATTCAGGACCGTTTTCACCAACGATAGATGCCTTGTTCATTGGAGGCTGACCACCGTCGGCGAAGCCTAGTAATCCTTTGCCCCAGTCCCATAAACTACCTAGCATAGAACTACCGCCAGAACTGCCACTTGCTGCTGCCATGCCTATTCCTAATAATGAGCCAAGACCGCTGCCACCTCCGCCTCCACCAGAAGTGCCTCCGCCTGCTGGGCCACCACGGAACATCTGCCATAACTCCATCATTTGTGCTTTCATCTCAATTTTGATGAGGTCTTTGATAATAGAAGATGCTAAATCGGAGAACTTAAATTTGCCAGTATCAACAAAGTTATCAATAGCAGTGCTCATTCTGCCCCACATAGCGTTAGTAGCTGCCTGCGCTCTGGCGAATGGAGTCATGCTTTGCGCAATCTGGTCAAATGCTGCTTTAGAGCCTTCAACCATACTTTGATTGCGTTTTTTCATTGCGTCTTCTTCTTTTTTGATGTTAGTCATGGTCATCCAATGCTTATCACGCTCGATATTCATTGTATTGAGTAGATCGGCAACTTCCTCTTGATTAGCGTCTTTTGTTAGTGATTTGATTTGGGCAATTAGTCTAGCTTCGTCTTTGGCTACTTGATTGATAAGTTCTCGATGTTTTTCATAAGATTCTCCTTTGGCAGGACCCAAAAATATTAATGCCTTCTCTGTTGGCAAGTCCTTCAACTCTTTAATAGCATTATGTAGAGTATTAAAATCTTCACCTTCAAATACTTTCACTTTTGAAAGTGATTCCATCTTTTTAATAGTTCCGGCAAGAGTTGCCTGATATGCAATCTCCGCATCGTTGCGTTTAGTTAGACCAATTACTTCCTGAGTTTGCGCTTTTGATAACAAATCATATTTTGTAACAGAATCAAATATATCATCTTTGGTCATTTGAGTAACGAGTGCCAGATTTCTAGCCTGCTCAGCCAATAATAATTTTCTATTGTATTCTTCCTGATTAAGCGCTTTTGCTTTATCTAACTGCTCACCAATTTGAGTTTTTTGTTTCTCTAATTGATCAATTACTTCTTGATTCGTGCCACGACCTTTAGCTTTTTCTTCAACTATTTTTTTATCTATTTCAAGAATCTGATTTTGAGCATCTTTTTCAGCAGTAGCATTAGCAGTAATAAGTGCCGCTCTGTTGGCATCAATGCCCATAGTATTGATAATTGTTTGACGATAATCATTAGCAAGTCTGTTTTGTTCGCCCATTACACGGGTTTGTTCTTTAGCTGCCGCTACTGCTTGGGCTCTTGCTTGCTGTTCTTGCTTACTATATTTTTGAGCATTGGCAAAGGCAGCCTTTTGTGCCTTATCTTCTTTTTCGCTGGCGTCTGCTGATTTTTCTTTAGCATCAACGGTATCATCTAATGCTTTATTAAGCGCAATAGTGGCAGCAACTGCGGCTGTGGCACCAGCTGCCAATGTAACCCATCCAGCAGGGCCCGCCATCGCTTGTAGGGTTGCGCTTGCGATTGCCGCACCACGCATTGCTTTTGTTAAGGCAATAACTGACAGAACAATCTCACCAATAACTGCTACAGTTTTATAAGCAAATGTTGCCGCAATAGCTGCGCCAAGAGTAGCAACTACTACTTTCATTTGCTCAATGGATGCCTCCATATTATCTAAATCACCCAAGAATGGCTCTAATACTTGTAGTGTAGCAAGTTTAAGATTACCCATTGCTACTTCTAATTTCTCATTAGCTTCTGCTGCCTTTTCGATTGCTTTGGCAGCTTCTTCATAAGTTCCCTTGTTAAGAGCTTCCTGAAGTTGCTTAGGGTCAATTTGCTTGACTGCTTTGCCAAATACTTCAGTAGCAGCCGCAGTTCTACTAGCACCAGCTTCCATTTGGGCAAGTGACTCCACTGCCTTGTTTAATAGTTGCTGTTCACTTTTTGATTGTAAATCGCCTAGCGTAATACCTAACTTTTCAAGGGCATCTTGTGCTTGTTCACCACCATCTGCAGCATTAGACAATGTTTGATAAAATGTTGTAATCATTTTACCAGCGTCGGCACTCTTACCACCAGCTAATGTTACTGCTTTTTGAAATGCCAATACTCTCTCTGTTGATAGACCAACAGATTTTGCCAGATCATCAAGCTGGTCAGCAAATTCCATTGCTCCATGAATGAATGAAGCAAAGCCGATACCTGCTAGAGCACTTCCAAGTCCAATAACGCTTTGTTTTAGTGTATCGACTGATTGTTTGCCTGATACTTCAATATCAATTACATATTTGTCTACTGTTGCCATATTATTTTAACCTTATGCCTGTTTTTTGGTAAATGAATTGCTTTATCGCTTTGATTGTTGGCTTAGTCATACCTTCTGGAGCTTGAGTAGAGCCTCTAATCTGTCCATCTTGTATTCTTCTTCCCTTATCTAACACTTCGGCATAAGGATAATTAGCTTCAACGCTGTTGCCCTTTAAATGCGTATTTCGTTTAGCATGTCCAGTGTCTTCAGGAGTAATATCCTTAAACTTATCGTAAGCAAACTTAGCGATTGTTGGTGAATTAAGAGTTTCTGTAACCTTATTCAACCTATCAATTATTTTTGACACGAGCTTTCTCCATAATTTTTTGTAATTCTTGTGGCGTGTATGCGAAAACGCTTGGGTCTACTTTACCTGAGGCTTTTTGTTGGCTATAATTCTCATATGTGGCAAGAACATCCATAATCATCATATCGTAGGTAGATGCTTTCATAACAATATCACTTGGTAACATATGATATTCACGAGCTAATCTACCTACGGTGATCATTCTTGCTGTGCTCCAACTGTTTGGGTCGATGTCTTGCCTTGTTGCTTTCCCAAGATATCACCTAATTTAGTAATGGCTGCGGCAGCAATATCAATAGGCAAGTCCTGACCTTCTTTGATAGCAGGAGAGCCATCTTCAAGTAAAATTAGTTTCCTGATAATTTGTGTGAGTACTTCGTATTTGCCAGCAGAGCGACTTTCAAAGAACTCAAAGTATGTTGTGAGACTAACAATATCGTATGCCCAAAAAGTAATAGGCTCGCCATAAGTTTCTACTAGTTCGGCATCGTCTAATACAACTTTTGTTAGTTTTGGAGTCGTTGCGAATTCATTAATGTTCATTTGTTTTCCTTAGTTGATTTGCTTTCACGCAGACTATTGATTAGAGCAAGTCTGAATGAACTTTTGGCTTTTAGTTGACGGAGCGTATTCTCCATGTCAACAAGCATTGCCTTTGCTTTTGCTTCATCGGCTAGAAGAGAATCTAAGATTTCATTCTCATCGTTAAGCCATTGTTTATTTTCTTTATTCATAATATTTATTCACTTACTAAAAAGGCGGACTACCTTGTGGGTAACCCGCCCGATCTCTACATCCTAGGTAGATTAACCAGTGACAGTAGTAGCCATAGCACCGTCAACAGCGATGGTCAATGGTGTTACCCAAATTGGCGCATCTGGTGATGTTGTTGGAGCTAGTGAGCTAATAAAGCCCTGACCAACTGTGATACGATCTGTGGTAGCACTTGTATTGCCAGTCCAGTAGATTGTAAACACGATTGGATACTTGTCTGTTGATAATGTTGCTAGACCTAGGTTAGCAGCAGTAGCAGCAGTAGCAGTAGCATCGCCGAAATATACCTTGTCGTCAATGACGATGTTGGTAGAGATTTCGTTATCAGCTGGTGTTGACAACTTGCGTGTATCAATATCAGTGAAAGTAGTATAGCTATAGACACCAGTTGAGTTGGTGATTGTCAAGTCCTGTAAGAAAGGAATTGTCAAACCAGTAGTTTCGGCAGAGATTGGAGTCGCACTGTTTGTGTTGCGCTCACCAACCTTGATAACGATAACTGGTTGTGTAGATGTTGTGTTTGTGGTAATTCTTGCCATGATTGTTTTCCTTTAGTTTATTGTGTTTCGATACGTTTAAGTTCGAAATCGTATGTTCGGTATTCTGCTCTGTTCAAGTATTCTTGTTCCATTACATAGTCACGCTCGTGATACCCGTCTAGCAATTCATTGTCAAGAACAATGCCTGTTACCGCATCAATAGCGGCATCACGCTTGTTATCGCCCTGAAAAGTAACTACAAGAATTCTCATAGCATCTACACAAGTGTAAATGTGCGATTCATCTTGTACGCCTAGTCGGTATGGTACTCGCTCACTAGTAGCTGGGTCATTAACATAGATTCCATGACGGACATTCTTCATGTCAGTTGGAAAGTCGTCAAAGACTTCAAAGCCAGTTTTCTTAGCTTTGAGCCACGCTGTAACTTGAGCACTGGTAACTAATGGACGTGCCATCAGAAATATCTCCTATCGCCATTAAAGTAGTCAATATCAGCGTTACGATTCTCTTCTAACTTATCAATGACGCCATCTTTTTTGAGGTCATAGAAGTTGGAGAGTTGAACGGCTTTTTCCCATTCTTCGTGAAATCTTGCCT